GTTTTATCCTTTCCAAAAATTGCATTGTTTATATTTTTCAATGATACTCTTAGGTATAATATTATAAGCATCATACTTTTCCTTATATATAGCATCAGTTTTAATAGTATGCAACCCTTCTCCTACTATAGCTTCATCATATTTCATATCATTTACTTTAAATTGATCTAGATTAGTGAAACGGTGTTTAAATTTAGGTATCTCTAAAAACTTGTATACACCATCAATTGTTTTTTCAGGGTTTTCTACGAAGTCATTATATTTAACTAAATGGTATATTTCTTTAGGTTGCTGATCTATCAAATGTTTTATAGCTATCAATTCTTTCACAATAACTCCATCTTTATTCATTAACATATCACATTTTTCCTCTCTAGTTTTAGCTGCATATTGATTAACAAATGCAGTAGGTTCTCTCTCAGACCATCTAATAAATGATCCAAGGACCTCTATAACATCTCTAACTAATAATATTATTTTAACACTAGGTCTTGTTTCTTTTAAAAATTTTAAATTAGCTGGGTATCCCCAAGGTGCTCTGTCTATAATATATTTATAAGGCCAATCTTTATAATAGTTTTCAAATACTTTTTTTGCTACATTATCAAATGATTTATGATCTGGATAGTTTTTAAATATATCTATATGCTTGAGCCTAAATAATTCACCCATCATATCAGCACAAATACTATTAGCAGATACACCAACATCAGGATTTTGATTCATAATAGAACCAAATAAAGTATTACCTGCTCGTGGTAATCCACATAAAAAAAATATATCTTTCACAAAATATGTATACTATATAATTTTAACTAAGTCCACCATGTCCATTAGAAACAGCTGCACCTTCTGCTTTTACTGTTGATAAGTCTCCAAAGTCAGTTGCATCTCCTGTTGAAGCAATAGTTATATAGTCTATAGTGTTATTATAAGCTGGACTTGCATATCCACCCATAAATGCTCCTCGAGTTTGATTACTTACTCCATTTCCATCACATCTTCTTGCTAATGTTAAATCTCCAAAATCTGTAGCGTTTCCAGTTGAAGCAATAGTTACATAATCAATTGTATCTGAATCAGAAGAAGGTAATTGACCTCCTGCAAATACTCCTCTAGTAGAAGAAGAAAGAGCCCCTGCTCTTCCTCTAGCAACTGTTAAATCTCCAAAATCAGTTGTATTACCTGTTGAACCAATTGTGATATAATCTATTACATCACTAAAATCTGGAGATCTTGCTCCTCCAAAAAGTCCTCTTGTGTTAGACTGTGTGCCTGGTGTTTGTACTCTTGATACAGTAAAATCTCCAAAGTCTGCTGCGTCTCCTGCAGAAGCTATGGTAATATAATCTACAGTATTTGATAGACTTGGAGTTTGACCAGTTCCAAAAACACCTCTTGTATCATTACTAACTCCTCCTGCTATATTAAATCTAGCTACTGTTAAATTGCCAAAATCTGCAGCATTACCTTTACTAGCAAATTGAACAGAATCTATAACATTTGAAGTTCCACCTGCATATCCACCACCAGCAATTCCTCTAGTTGAACTAGACACAGGTCCTGGAGAACCACTTCTTACAACTGATAAATTTCCAAAATTTGTAGCATTACCTAAAGAGGAAATTGTTATAAAATCTATAAGTGAAGTTGCAGCTGCAATATAACCACCCATAAAAAGACCTGTTTGCCCAGCCCCACCACCTGCTGCTACTGGTTTTCCTGTTGGTGAATAAAGTTCTGGGGCTCTTGGATCAAATGCTTGAAGACCTCCATGACCATTACCAGCAGGTGTAATATCTCGTCTTGTTGATGTTAAATCTCCGAAATCAACAGCATTACCTGCTGTAGCAAAAGTAAAATATTCAATTACATTAAGAACTGTTGGTGTTAAACCACCGCCAATAACTGCTCTAATAGGACTTGAAGATCCATAAGCAGCTGCTTTTGCTTCTGCTAAATCTCCAAAATCTGTTGCATTACCTTTACTACCCATTTCAAATATATCTGCACTTGCTAAATCAGGTCCAGAACCACTAGTTTGTTGATATCCACCAGCAAAAATTGCTCTTGTACTATTACTTCCTGAGTATGGATTTTGAGTTGCTTGAACTAAATCTCCAAAATCAACAGCATCACCTGTTTGTGCAATATGGTGTTCATCTATTACATTAACAGAATTATCAGATGGATTATTTCCAGCTCCAATAAATATTCTTGTGCCATTAGAAACAGCTCCTGTTCCTCCACGAGCAACTGTTAAATCTCCAAAATCTATCGCATCACCAGTTGAAGCTATAGTGATATAATCCATAACATTAGTTCTAGAATATCCACCAGCAAATACTGCTCTAACATTATTAGAAGCTCCAGCAAATCCTGTTACACTATTTGTTTTATCTCCAAAATCTGCTGCATTACCTGTAGTACTAAAATGAACATATTCAATTGAATCTGAAGCTGATGGTGTATTTCCACTTCCAAATATTCCTCTTGAAAAAGAAGATGCATTCCCACCTCCACCTTGCCAAGATGCTTCAACTAAATCCCCAAAATCAGTGGCATCTCCTGTTGTTTCTACTGTTACAAAATCTATAGTATTGACAACACTTGGTGTTCCACCACCAGCCCATAAGATTCTAGTAGAACCAGGAAAAGTTCCTTCTGTCTTTATATTTCTTGTAATGTCAGTGATTCTCCAGATTCCTCTGGCGTTAGTTCGATCAGGATAACTAGTAGCCATAGCTTAGTCCTCCTAATCTGCCAAGGCTTCGTATGATGTTACAAACTCTAGTGTTGAAGCAGCTGAAGCGCCACCTCT